ATAAACAGCTCAAGCTAGAACGTAACAACCTAGGCTATTTACAGAATTTAGAAACATGGATTAACAATCATACTTGGGAAAAGTATGAAAATTTAGACGCAAATGACACACGAGACACAAGCAAACCAAGAATCACAAGATCCCTTTAAAGATAGAGGCTTTCGTAGCATTGCAAACTCAGTAACTACTTCATTAAATGAGGTAAAGAAAGGTATGCTTGGCAAGCGTATAGTGTATCCAACTAAGTGGACAAGATTAAACAGAAACCTATTAGGTGGTCTGCAACCTGGCAAGATGTATGTCATAGCAGGTAGACCCGGCGTAGGTAAGAGCGCATTCAGTAATCAGATGATCTTCGATCTTCTAGATAATAATTCAACTAAGAACTTAATGGTATTGTACTGGTCTTTCGAGATGCCTGGACATCAGCAAATATTACGTGCTGGTGCTAAGGATGTCAAGAAAGAAGTAATGGATTTACTATCAGTACAAACAAAATTAAGACAAGATGAATATGATCTATATGAAAAGAAGGTTACTGCATATACTGAATATCCTATTTACTTTAATAATATACCAAGGAATATAGAGTACATAAAACAGACTAATGAAGAGATAGCACAGTTCTATCCTGAAACTTTGGTCATAAATGTTTATGATCACTCACGTCTTATTCTGAGTAAGGCCGATACAGAGTTGCAAAAACTGAACCAAATATCAAAAGGTTGTATGTGGATGCAGGCTAAAATGGGCGTTATCAATATATTATTATCTCAGTTAAATAGAAATATAGAGCAAGAGCATAGAGCCCGCAATCAATATCAACCTCTTCTAACAGATTTGTTTGGTGGTGATAGCATAGGGCAGGATGCACATGTTGTAATGATGCTACAAAGGCCATTCGACCTTTATGGTATAACAGACTTGTATTGTGATGAAGAACCAGAAGGTTTACTAGCAGTACATGTTGAGAAGAACAGAGATGGTCTGTTGGGTATGATCCCATTTGAAGCAGACTTAAGTACATTCACTATAAATGAAAGAAAGAAACCATGAAAAAAGGATACCACGATTACGAACCATTAGAAGGTAAACCAGAGTTTGTCTCTAAAGGTAGACTCCCTGAGTATAATAGAGAGAGAAGAGCAGAGAAATTAAGAAAAGAAGAAGAAGCAAAGAAATCTAAATTTGTGACTAAAGATGTGTTTGAACTACAGTTTGGGTTTACATACCCTAAAACATATGTTAAAACATCTACGATAAATAGTGTGCCATACCCTAAGAATCAGGGAGCTAATGGCAAAATGAGCAGAAGGCATGGGTGATTAAGAGTTAAACCCTAATAATGACAGCTACTCTTTGTAAGACTTCAGAACAAAACCTGTCAGCCTAAAGGCGCGAATTCCTTGGCGGTTTGCCTTGGAGTGGTAAGAGTGTGCATTTATGAAAGTACTACGAGTTATAGCGAACACAAAGAACCTCTATAATAACTAGTATGAGTATGTAAATGTCCGCTCTTATTCTATACGTGAGCAAGCTACGTGAACGCTGCACACTTTTGCTGTAATTGAGGGGAGGGGGTAATAAACTTGGTCGTCTATGCGGTTCTCCCCTGATTACTTTATTTAAATTATATATTATGAGTACAGAAATGTGGATACCAATTTTGGTATTAATAGCAATTTTAACTTATGTGTTTTATTATGCACTAAAATCACCATTTGATCCAGAAGCTTATGAAAAAGAACAAAGGAATCTTATCAAAGATTCTATGCGAAAGCCAAAAAAGAGGAAAAAGCCTAAAAGTCGTGCAAAGGCTACTGCAGTGGAAGCACCGCATAAAGGTAAGTCTTACCGTACTAAGAAAAAGAATAAGGCATGAGTAAACTACCTAAGAAGAAAGTAAAAGCGAGTAGAAAATCACCAAAGAACATGATTATTTATGGTGCCCCTAAGATAGGTAAGACTACAGTGTTATCACAATTAGATGACTGTCTTATCATAGACTTAGAACAGGGCTCTGATATGTTAGATGCATTAAAAGTACAAGTAAATAGTCTAAAAGAACTAGGAGAAATAGGTAAAGAGATATATACGGAAGGGAAACCTTATAAGTATGTAGCAATTGATACTATCAGTAAACTAGAAGAATGGTGTGAAGAAGAAGGTAAACAAATATACCTGAAGACTCCAATGGGTAAGAACTTTGAACAAAAGAACCCAGGTATGTCTATCTTGTCATTACCTAATGGTGCAGGTTACCTGTATCTTAGAATGGCGTACAAGAAATGGATAGACAGACTAAATACACTTGCCGATCATGTGATCCTTGTTGGTCACTTGAAAGACAAGATGCTTGAGAAGAAAGGTAAGGAAGTGGCTGTAAAAGACCTCGATCTTACGGGTAAAATCAAGCAAATTACATGCGCAAACGCTGACGCAGTAGGTTATATTTATAGAGATGATGAACAAACTATGGTTAGTTTTGATTCTTTAGGGGATGTAGTAGCCGGCAGTCGATGTGAGCACTTAAAGGGTAGGACTATGCCCATGGAATGGTCAAATATTTTTATAGATTAAATTTTAAACCAGTGATTGAAACAAACCACACAAATCAGACGAGCGTTGAGTCACAGCCGACTCCGCAAAACATTACAACATCTATGATCATAGACGATCTAGAGAATGGGATTGACCGTAAAGGAATCCAGACTAAATATAGCCTAGAGACCTGGGAAGTTACTGAAATGTTTAAGCATCCAGTACTTAAAGGTAAGAAGGTTAAGAAAAAGCGTAAGCTTTCTTTTAATTTCATTGATGACACTGAGCATGAAATGCCATGTTCTGTTGTAGACCCTAATCAGGTTACAGTAGAAGGAGTTATCGAAGAAGTTATGGGTGCTCAAGTAGATTTAAGAACTAAAGATGCTATTGAAGACCCAGAGGTGTATACCGATGAACAAAAAGAGCAAATGGAAGGACAAGCTTGGGAAGAAGAAATCCAAGGACGTCAAGAAATGGATGCTCAAGATCAATTAAATGAATTAACTAACGAAGAAGACGAATTTTAATTATGGCAATTAAATCAAACGCAAGTACAGAAGAAGTAGTAGGTTCAGGGATGAAACTCTACTCAGGATTAACTAATGTAAACGTTATAGCAGTTAACCCTACAATGGCTGAATTACACGCCCTTGACATTAAAGTTAAGAGTGAGCCAAACTATGAGGTAGCCTTCAGTGATCAAGAATATAACAAAGTTGTATTTTGGTTAGGCAATGAAGATACTAAAGTTAAACTAGAGGTATTGGTACAACCAAAAGCTCGTGTATCTCAAAATGGTAAGAACCAGTACATCAATGCTATTGGTCAAACTACATGGTCAGAAGGTAAGCCTTCATTTGACTGGTGGAAAGCTACCGGTGAGAGACATGCTTTTGTTGGTGAAGAAACTCTTATCAACTTTGTTAAAGCGTGGGCTAACGTAGCCAACGGCGATGACGTAAGCTTTGAAACAGGTAAGAAAATCTCTAACGGTGACGTATCAGAGATCAAAGCACTTGTTAGTGTGTTGAAAGACAATCAAGTTCGTGTATTGGTAGGTGTTAAAGATGACAAGTACCAAACTGTATACACTAAGCACTTTGGTCGTGTTAAACCACAACGTGATGATTTCTTTGTTCGTAACTTGAACGATGACTATGGATCATTTAACGCTGATTTTAATGCTGATTTAGCTTGGGGTACACACAATCCTACTATTAATTTAGTTACTCCTGATGCTAAGGAGGATGAGGATTGGACTATGCCGGACAAGCCTGCTAACAGTACAGACGACGAGTCGCCGTTCTAATGATTGCTGCACGAAGTAGTGATGATTACCTGCACACAGATGTCATACTTAGTAAAGTTACTGAGTATGACATTTTCAGGTATTATATCAGAGGATTTAAAGAGCTTAATAAAAAGTTCTGTAGTGAATTGAGAGAAGATAATACTCCAACCGCTGCTATATATGTATGGAAGAACGCCTTATTATACAAGGACCACGGTCATCCAGAGCATACCTTTAACTGCTTCAGATATATCCAAGCATCATTTAATTGTGATTGGATAACTGCGCTACGCATGGTAGACAGAGATTTTGCTTTAGGTCTTTCTTATACTAAAGACGACGGATTATTTTCTATGGGAGCTCAGGGTGTTAAACGAAA